AGACAAAACACTCAAAGAAATTGAACAATATCTAACAAGTACATATCACCAACACTACACTTCTCAAGAATCCAAAACTCAAACTCTGGATTTGATTGAGAGTATCGGTGATGCCGAACCTTTCACCAGGTCCAACGCAATTAAATACCTCTCACGTTTTGGTAAGAAGGGTGGTAAGTCCAGACTTGACATCCTGAAAGCCATCCACTATTGTATTCTCCTCTACCACTTCTCTGGTCTTCACAATGAGCGCAAAGACACCTATGAAACTTTCTAGTAACACCACCAACATCCTCAAGAACTTCTCCCAGATCAACCAGTCCATCCTGATCAAACAGGGTAACAAACTGAAGACCATCTCTGTGATGAAGAACATTCTGGCTGAAGCTGAGATTGAGGAAGAGTTTGAGAAGGACTTTGCGATCTATGATCTCAACCAGTTCTTGAGTGGTCTCTCCCTGTACGATTCTCCTGATCTTGACTTCGGTGAAAGTTATCTCACCATTCGTGATGGCCGTCGTCGTGCCAAGTATTTCTTTGCAGATCCTGATGTGATCGTTTCTCCTCCTGAGAAAGAGATCTCTCTTCCTACCCGCGATGTGTGTTTCACTGTTGCAACTCAACAGTTGGACAAACTCCTCAAGGCTGCTGCAATCTATCAGGTTCCTGATCTGTCTGCAATCGGTCGCAACGGTAAGGTTGAACTGGTTGTCCGTGACAAGAAGAATGACACTTCTCACGAATTCAGTGAAGAGGTTGGTGAGACCGAAGATGAGTTCAATTTCAACTTCAAGGTTGAGAACATCAAGATCATTCCTGGTACTTATGACGTTGTGATCTCTTCCAAACTTCTTGCAGAGTTTACTAACAAGAACACCAATCTTAAATACTATATCGCCCTGGAGCCCGACTCCACTTACAACTGATGAAACATATCCTGTTTACTCTCAAAGACTGCAACCGTGAGTTGTTAGACGATGAGGAGTTTATCAGGGACACTCTGTATGTTGCGTCACGAAAGTGTAATGCACAACTGTTGGCTATGAACTCTCACAAGTTCCAACCTCAGGGTGTCACTGCCATTGCTATGTTGTCTGAAAGTCATATCAGTATTCATACTTGGCCTGAAAAGGGTATGGCTGTATGTGACATCTTTACCTGCGGGGATCACACAGATCCCCAAGTTGGTGTAGACTATATGAAGATGGTCCTGGAAGCCCAGGACATCGTTTCCAACGAATTCGTTCGTCCACTTGAGTGATTTTTGATGTCTCGTAATGATTTTCTTTGGGTCGAAAAGTATCGTCCCAAAACTATTGAAGATTGCATTCTCCCTGCATCGATTAAGAAAACCTTTCAAGAATTTCTTGATGCAGGAGAACTGCCCAATCTACTTCTTGCGGGTCCTGCTGGTGTTGGTAAAACCACAGTTGCACGGGCTCTTTGTGAACAACTTGGATGTGACTACATTGTAATTAACGGATCAGATGAAGGACGCTTTCTTGACACGGTACGGAACCAAGCCAAAAACTTTGCATCGACCGTCTCACTTTCTTCGAGCGCTAAACACAAAGTCATCATTATTGATGAGGCTGACAACACAACCCACGATGTTCAACTCCTACTACGGGCGAACATTGAGGCGTTTTATGGTAACTGTCGGTTTGTTTTCACCTGTAACTACAAGAACAAAATTATTGAACCCCTGCACTCCCGTTGTGCAGTCGTCGAGTTCTCTATCCCTGGTAAATCCAAACCGGCTATCGCTGGTAGTTTTTTCAAAAGGGTTTGCACCGTTCTGGATGCTGAAGGTGTTACATACGATCAGAAAGTTATTGCGGAACTGATCAACAAACACTTCCCCGACTGGCGTCGTGTTCTTAACGAACTACAACGGTACTCCGTTAGTGGTACAATTGACACTGCAATTCTTGCAGAGTTCTCTGATGTTAAGGTAAATGATCTCATTAAAAGTCTCAAAGAGAAGGACTTTGCGGAAGTTCGTAAGTGGGTTGTCAATAACCTCGATAATGACCCTAGTGTTCTTCTGCGCCGTGTTTATGATGCTCTTTACACAGCCGTTGAAGGTCCTTCTATTGCTGCCGCTGTTCTTATTATTGCTAAGTACCAGTATCAAATTGCCTTCGTTGCCGATCAGGAAATTAATCTTCTGGCGGCGTTGACTGAAATTATGGTTGAGTGTAACTTCAAATGATCCCCAATACCCATTGGATACGATTTACCGAGTATCACAAACTCGCTGATAAAATTGGTATGCGTGGTGCTGTTTATGGATTTGTTTGGAATGAAATAAAACCATCTTCAAGTCAGTGTCCTTCCGATCTTGAAGGGTGCGTATACATTGGAGAATCGGGTGGATTTTATTTTGACAAACAGAATGGTTACAAAGGTAAGTTGAGAACTCACCTACATAAGAGAATGACTAGTCATCACAAACCACTTACCACTGGTGAGTGTAGTGAGAGAAAGTACGAACTTTTTGTTGAGAAGTATGGATTTGGTGATGATGTTCTTAATGGAACTCTGACAAATACTCCTCTTTGGGTTGGATTTATTTGTCCACCAAAAGAAGACCCAGATCATTGTTTAAAGTCTTGGTTGATCTCTCGTGAACACTATGAGATTTATCAGTATCAACGTAAGTTCGGTCTGTCTCCCCTGATGAATATGCAGGTTGATGGTAAGGGTAAGGATCCTAATTCCTATTCTAGTCAAATGATGTTAAACTATGGATCACTAGAGGCTCATTTTGTATGATACTAAGTGAAAGTGACGCGGTTTATGCCGCAGACAAATTCATCAACTACTTTTCCAATATGGATCGTATTGATGAATATCTTCGTAATGTAAAGATTGAGAGAGTTCTCAATCGCAGCCCTCTTTCCCAGTTCTATGAGGAAGAGGATACTCATGGTATGTTCACTGCTTTTGACATGCATCCAGAGGACATGGATATTGCATGTTTTGAAGCCGTAGATTTGAAAAAGACAAGTGGAAAGGTTTCTGGTATTCGATCTCTCAGGGAGTTCAATGAGAAACTACAGATTACTACGTCGCACGCTATTGAAGACTCCGTACCAGGTAAGTCTCTCAAGTGGATGGTCGTGGAGAAGAACACCAATACGATTCTTGGTTTCTGTAGGTTTGGTTCCCCTACAATTAATTCTAGACCTCGCAACGAATGGCTTGGTCAGACTCCTGATCTGGGTATCTTCAACCGCCACGCGATCATGGGTTTTATCATCGTACCTACGCAGCCTTTTGGCTATAACTACCTGGGTGGTAAGTTACTTGCGATGTTGTGTTGTACACATGAGGTCAGGGAGATCCTGAACACTAAATATGATGCAAACATTTGTCATTTTGAAACTACATCTCTCTATGGTTCTACCAAGAGTGCGTCTCAGTATGATGGTTTGAAACCTATTATGAGATACAAAGGTCTCACTGATAGTAACTTCACACCACTTCTTCATGATCACATTTTCAAGGACTTGAACAAATGGTTCATCGAAAGGAACAACGGGGAGATGTTGGTGAAGATCGACGCCTCCAGTCGCAAACTGAAGACGCAACAAAGGATGATCGCAATCATCAAGAAGAGCTTACCTTCTCACAAGGTTGCGGAGTTCACAACTGCGATTGCAAATGCAACCGCACTGACTGAGAAGAAACGTACTTACTTCTCTGATTATGGATTTGCAAATGTTCGTGAGGTTCTCCGTGGTGAGGAAACTCAACTAGTAGAAAACCCACAGAACTTTGAAAAGTTTTATATGGAAGCTGTGGTTGACAAATGGAAAAAGATGGCTTCCAAACGTTATACAAAACTCAAGAGTGAAGGTAACCTTCGCACAGAACTTGAGGTTTGGACTAAAGATATGGACATCGACATTATTCGTTAACTTATGTTTTTCTTTTTTCAACCAACACCACCACCTGATGTGGTTCCCATAGAAGTGATTAGTAAATCTTGGAAGTGTCCCACTTGTAACAAGAACGAACAGTATGTTCTTGGACAACTTCAAAAGAAGGCTATGATCGGTGATCGCAATGCTCTTGCAACGATCATGGGGAACATCAAATCTGAGAGTAACTTCCATCCCAACATCTGTGAGGGTGGTGCTCGTGTTCCTTACAAACAATGCCGTCGTGGTGGTTACGGACTTATTCAATGGACTACTCAAAAACGATATGCGGGTTTGGGTAAGTTCTGTAAGAAGTATGAGTGTGATCCCTCATCCCTTGAAGGTCAAACTCGTTACATGATCAACGAACATAGTTTCCGTAAAGTTCTCCCTGAGTTTCAGGGAAGTGGATGGCCCGTTCATCAATACATGGTTCCTGCATACTACTGGCTTGGTTGGGGTATCAAAGGAAACCGTGAACATTATGCATACCAATACGTGAAGAAATTTGTATGGACCTGAAAGACTGGTTAAATTCAATCAACCTCAACAAGACTGACTTGATTGAAGAGGATGCTTCTCTTGAGAAGGAGTATCCTCCTTTTATTATCAACAAATGTATGTCGGGTCATCTTGATACCGTCCTCTACGCGAATGAGATGAACATTGCTCATTCACTACCAAAGAAACTCCAATATGACTTTTATCTAAATAGTGTGAGGAAAAGGAAGAGATTTTCTCCCTGGCTCCGAAAGGATAAAGTCAAGGACCTTGATGTAGTTAAATCTTACTATGGTTATAGTAATGAAAAGGCACAACAAGCCCTCCGTATTTTATCTCCTGAACAAATTGCATTTATTAGATCTAAACTTGATACTGGAGGAAAACAATGAGTATCGCGGAACCTGAGGTTCGTTGGTCTCCTGATAAAATGGTAGAAGTGACTTTGAGAGAACCCGATGATTTTCTCAAGGTCCGTGAGACCCTGACCCGTATTGGAGTTGCATCCCGTAAGGAGAAAAAACTCTACCAGTCATGCCACATCCTGCACAAACAGGGTAAGTATTTCATCGTTCACTTCAAGGAACTGTTTGCCCTTGATGGTAAGAAAGCCAATCTTACTGTGAATGATGTTCAACGTCGTAATCGCATCACACAACTTCTGTGTGACTGGGGACTGATTGATGTTGTCGTGGAGGAATCGGTGGCTGAGGTTGCCCCTTTGAACCAGATCAAAGTTCTTTCTTACAAAGAGAAGAATGAATGGGCTCTGGAGACCAAGTACAACATTGGCAAGAAGAAAAAAGTAGAAGAAACCGCATAAATAGAACGTCGCTCTTTCGTGCGCGACTCTATACATACGGAATATACGCTACTTTATGGGGGTTACCAACACCCCCTTTTTTATGTCTTCTTGTATAATTAGTATTGGATGCCGAAAGGGTCCACACAATCTAATCTCGCTTTCAAAGGAGAAGTACAAATGACTAACCTCACCAGGTATACGGCTGCGGATCTTAATACCTTGATGGATAAGATCACCAAGAACAGCATTGGTATGGACGAATACTTTGATCGTCTATTCAATCTTCATGAAACTACAAAGAACTATCCACCTTATAACCTTATTCAGGTAAATAATGTTGAGTCGCATCTAGAAATCGCACTAGCTGGATTTAAAAAAGGAGAGGTCAATGTTTTCACGGAGTATGGAAAACTTTTTGTCGAAGGGCAACGGGAGGACACCGAATCCGACAAGACGTTTATCCACAAGGGATTGGCTCAAAGAAGTTTTCAACGAGCGTGGACTTTATCCGACGACACAGAAGTACGGGAAGTCATCTTCGAAGACGGACTCCTCAGAATCGTCCTTGGAAAAATAGTTCCAGAACATCACGCTCGTAAGGATTACCTCTAAATACTTACACCTGCGTGCCATGCAGTGGGGTTGCCTTTTTAGGTAACCCCTTTTATAATTTGGAGAAAAAGATGTCTGTAAAATTAGTAGTTCTTAAATCTCTGGAAGAAGTCATCGCTGATGTGAAAGAACTTGTTCTTGAGGAAGATGGGAAAGAGAAAATTATCGGGTTCCTTCTAACAGAACCTAGAACTCTTAGTTTGTCACGGGCTATGACACTAAACGAAGAAGAAGATCCAAATCGTGTTAGTGTTAATTTTGTCAAATGGCAACCATTCTCTGATGACAAACAATTCCAAATCCCAGCTGACTGGGTGATCACTATTGCAGAACCACTTGAAAGATTGAAAACATCATACGAGGAACAATTAAATGCAAAAGAACGTACAATGTCTATTCTTGAAGAATAAGACGATTTTGATTTCTGAGGTTGCGGAAGTCGGTGGTGATATTGGAGAACCAGATTGCAAACTGATCAAACCATATGAAGTTCTAACAAAACCTGGTTGCCCAAACGAACGTGCAGAGAATAGAATTGTTCCCTGGTTGGATTTTACTCCACAAGATGTTATACTGATGAGGTCGGATGACGTTCTCACTTTCGTAGAGCCAACGAAAGAACTCCTTGATTACTACTTGAAGATTACCTGATGCGATTTTATACGAACGTTCAAATGGTTGGGGACCAAATGTTGGTCCGTGGTTATGAAAATGGTAAGAGATACATGAACAGGGAGGTTTTCAATCCCACCCTGTTTGTATCTGCAAAAAACAAAAAGAGTAAGTTCCGTACTCTTGAAGGTGAACCAGTTGAACCAGTTCGTCCTGGAACCATCCGCGAAACCCGTGAC